GGAAGGTAATGAGCTCGAAGCTCCAGTATTATCTGAGATGTATCACGTAGATGTATTGTGGAAAGATCTAAGTATCAACGAAGATGGTGATTTAGATGGCGACCACGATGCTTGGGATGCTTACAAGGTAGATATTGATAGCGAAGGTGTTCACGGCTTCTTAGGATTGTCCTACGCGGACATGAAAGTATAACAATTATTAATTAAATTAAATTAAATGGCAAAATCAATCGACTTGGCTGCTAAGCCAGAAAAAATCACAGACGAACAGTTAAAAGAGGTTCAACAAGTAATCTCAACATCTAACCAGATAAAGTTAGAAATAGGTAATGCTGAAGCTAGAAAGCATATGCTACTTCATGAGCTAGATATTATCAATAAAAAGATGAGTGAAATTAACACAACTCTTGAAAAAGAATACGGTAAGATGGATATTGACATCAACACTGGAGCAATAAACTACCCAGAAGATGAGCAAGCTGATTCGTAAAATTACAATAGGTAAAGACTATAAAATAGATGCTATGCATTACTCCGTAGGCCAAGAGGTCTATGGAGGGCATACTATCTGCGATATATTTGAAGAGAAAGACAAGTACAGCATATATATTAAAAAAGGCAAAGATGTGCTACCTTGGAAAGACTTTAATAAAAATATGGCAGTCTCTGTAGAGTATAACCTAGAGTACTAATGCAAGCCTTACATGACTACATTATAAAGCCAAAAGGCGAGAGGTACAACAACACTGTTGAGGTTGATGGTAAAAGTCTTATAGTTAACGCAGAGGTTTTTAATCATCAGCATGTTAATAGAGAGGCGAAGATATTAGCTTTACCAGCATCTCACAGCTCTGAGTTAAGCGTGGGTGATACTGTTTTAGTTCATCATAACGTGTTTAGGAGATGGCATAACATGCTTGGCGAAGAAAAAAACTCTAGAAGTTATTTTGAAGAAGGCAAATACTTTGTAAATCAAGATCAAATCTTTGCTTACAAAAAAAACAACAATTGGAAGTCGTTAGAAGGTTATTGTTTTATAAAACCTATAAAGCCTATTGATCAGTTTAGCTTAGACAAAGAAAGACCCTTAATAGGTGTTGTTAAGTATAGCGACGGAACCGTGGACGTTGGCGATCTAGTTGGCTTTAAACCTAGCTCAGAGTATGAGTTTATTTTAGACAACGAACGTTTGTATAGGGTTTTTTCTAAATTTATAACAATTAAATATGAATATCAAGGAGACGAAGAAGAGTATAATCCAAGCTGGGCATAAGGCTGTTGAAGAGCTCATCAAAGTGGCTAAAGAGGCTATCGTTGATAGTGGCGATGATATTACTGCTGACAGACTTAAGAACGCCGCTGCGACGAAGAAACTCGCTATATTCGATGCATTCGAAATACTTAACAGAATACAAGAGGAAGAGGCGATACTCAATGGAAAAGAATCTGAAAAGAAAGAAGAACGCGTGTTTAAAGGATTTGCTGAAGGACGATCTAAATGAGTTACGAGCAGACGCTATATAAGATAATCGAACCTGTCAGGTCGAACACCATCAAAAGGCTTAATAAGTCCAAGAAGTGGAAGTACGGCTATGACAAAGAAAATGATATTGTAGTAATATCTAAGACTGGTCAAATCGGTGAGATATACGATATACAAGGTTTAAAGATAGCCTTGCCATTAGCGCCAAAAAACGTGTATAGCAACGAAAAAAACAAATGGGTTGCGTTTGAACAACCTAAAGAGTTAAGTAAGCTTAAGAATATATTTGATTGGAAAAACTATCCTGAAGAACAGAAAGATAAGTGGTACGATTATATAGACGAAGAGTTTAAACGTCGTGAAGACGGTTTTTGGTTTATGAACGACGGAAAACCTACGTATATAGTTGGCACGCACTACATGTACTTGCAATGGACAAAAATAGATGTTGGTCGCCCTGATTTCCGAGAGGCTAACAGACTGTTCTTTTTATTCTGGGAAGCTTGCAAGGCTGATGTTAGAAGCTATGGCATGTGTTACCTTAAAAACAGACGTTCTGGATTTTCTTTTATGTCATCTTCTGAAACCGTAAATCAAGCTACAATATCTAGTGATAGTAGGTTTGGTATACTATCAAAGTCCGGTGCTGATGCTAAGAAGATGTTCACTGACAAAGTTGTACCTATATCTATTAACTATCCTTTCTTTTTCAAACCTATACAAGACGGTATGGATAGACCTAAATCTGAGCTAGCGTATCGTGTTCCTGCTAGTAAGCTTACAAGACGTAAGATAACGTCAAATGAAAAGCTAGAAGAGCTAGAAGGGTTAGATACTACTATTGACTGGAAAAACACTGGGGATAATAGTTATGATGGTGAAAAATTAGCTTTACTAGTACATGATGAAAGTGGTAAGTGGGAAAGACCTGATAATATACTTAACAACTGGCGAGTTACAAAAACTTGTCTTAGACTAGGTAGTAGGATTATCGGTAAATGTATGATGGGGTCAACAAGTAATGCACTTGACAAAGGTGGCGATAACTTCAAAAAATTATATAACGACAGTGATGTCACTAAAAGAAATAGAAATGGTCAAACAAAATCTGGTTTATATGCTTTGTTTATTCCAATGGAATGGAACTTTGAAGGATTTATTGATGAGCATGGACGACCTGTCTTCACTGCTCCAGGACGAGATGTTTATGGACCAGACGGTGAACTAATAGACGTAGGTGTAATCGATCATTGGGACAATGAGGTAGATGGTTTAAAAGACGATCAAGATGCTTTGAATGAATTTTATCGTCAGTTTCCAAGAACTGAAGAACACGCGTTTAGAGATGAGACTAAAAATAGTCTATTTAATTTAACTAAAATATACGAGCAAATAGATTACAATGAAGGCCATAGAAACTCTTCGGTTGTTACTACGGGAAGCTTTCAGTGGGTTAATGGTGTTAAGGATACTCAAGTGGTTTTTAATCCAGATCCAAACGGCAGATTTAAGGTTAGTTGGGTTCCAGATAGAAATTTACAAAATAGAGTGATACTTAAAAATGGAATAAAGTATCCTGGGAATGAACATATTGGCGCTTTTGGTTGCGATAGCTATGATATTAGTGGTACTGTTGATGGTAGAGGATCCAACGGATCTCTTCATGGACTGACTAAATTTTCTATGGAGTCAGCTCCAGCGAATACTTTTTTCTTAGAATATATTGCCAGACCACAAACCGCTGAAATATTCTTTGAGGATATACTAATGGCTTGCGTATTTTACGGTATGCCTATATTAGCAGAGAACAATAAACCAAGATTACTATACTACTTTAAGCGAAGAGGCTACAGAGGGTTCAGTATGAATAGACCAGATAAAGTTTGGAATAAGCTGTCTACTACAGAAAAAGAAATAGGTGGTATGCCAAACTCTAGCGAAGATATTAAGCAGGCTCACGCTGCGGCGATTGAAATGTACATTAACGACCACGTTGGAAGAACACATGAAGGAGACTACGGTACAATGTATTTTAATGAAACGCTGAATGATTGGGCTAAGTTTGACATAAACAAAAGAACAAAGCACGATGCTTCTATCAGTTCTGGTTTAGCTATAATGGCTTGCAATAGACATTTATATAAACCTAGACCAGATAGACAGGCGAGCAAAGTAAATATAAGTATGGCAAGATATACTAACGACGGTTTTTCGTCACAAATTATTAAAAATTAAGTATGGCTGATTCAGTTGTAAAAAGTTATTTTCCTAGTCAAGTAGTTAGTGACATAGAAAAAGTTAGCTACGAATATGGTATGAAAGTTGCTAAAGCTATAGAGCACGAATGGTTTTCAGATGGCTACAACAATAGATACCTAAATAATCAAAATAATTTTCATAGATTAAGACTATACGCTAGAGGCGAGCAGTCTATACAGAAGTATAAAGATGAGTTATCTATAAACGGTGACCTAAGTTATTTAAACCTAGATTGGAAGCCTGTACCTATTATACCTAAGTTTGTTGACGTTGTTGTTAACGGTATCGCTGAAAGAACTTACGACATCAAAGCCTACTCTCAAGATCCTTATGGAGTAGAAAAAAGAACAGCGTACATGGAGTCTATATTAAAAGATATGGGCACCAAAGATCTTAGCAACTACGTTGAGCAAGAGTTTGGTATCTCAATGTATGAAAATCCCATAAACGAACTACCTCAAAACACAGAAGAGCTTTCTCTACACATGCAACTTAACTACAAGCAAGGCGTTGAGCTAGCTGAAGAGCAAGCCATAAACGTTTTGATGGAAGGTAACAAGTATGAGTTAACTAAAAAAAGATTTTATTATGACTTAGCAGTGTTAGGCATTGGCGCTGTAAAAACATCTTTTAACACGTCTGAAGGAGTAGTTATAGATTACGTAGATCCTGAAAATTTAGTTTACTCTTATACAGACTCACCTTACTTTGATGATATATATTATGTAGGTGAAGTAAAGACTATACCTATTAACGAGTTAACAAAGCAGTTTCCACACTTAACCCCAGAAGATTTAGAAGAAATAAATAGATCTAACTCCAGAGACGACGGAAAGTATAACACGCAGAACTCTGGAACAGGAAGATATAGTGACAATAATCAAGTGTCTGTATTGTACTTTAACTACAAGACTTACATGAATGAAGTGTACAAAGTTAAAGAAACAGGTACTGGCGCTGAGCGAGCTATAGAGAAAGATGACACGTTCAACCCTCCGGAAGATATGGAGGCTAACTTCAGTAAGGTCGGTAAATCTGTAGAAGTGCTTTATGAAGGTGCTAAAATATTAGGTACAGAAAAAATGCTTAAGTGGGAGATGTCTAAGAATATGATGCGCCCTAAAAGCGACTACACTAAAGTTAAAATGAACTATAGTATTGTAGCGCCTAGAATGTACAACGGTAAGATAGAGTCGCTAGTTAGTCGTATTACAGGATTTGCTGATATGATTCAACTAACACACTTGAAACTACAGCAAGTAATGTCAAGACTTGTACCAGATGGAGTTTACTTAGACGCTGATGGTTTAGCTGAAATAGACTTGGGTAATGGAACTAACTACAATCCTCAAGAAGCGTTAAACATGTTCTTCCAAACAGGTTCTGTTATTGGTAGATCAATGACTGCTGATGGAGACTTAAATCCAGGTAAAGTACCTATTCAGCAAATAGCTAGTGGATCTGGCACTGGAAAAATGCAAAGCTTAATTACGACGTACAACTATTACATGCAAATGATTAGGGATACGACGGGCCTCAACGAAGCTAGAGATGGTAGCATGCCAGATAAAAACGCTTTGGTAGGTGTTCAAAAATTAGCAGCCGCTAATAGTAATACCGCAACAAGACATATATTACAAGCTGGTTTGTTTTTGACAGCTGAGGTAGCCGAAGCTTTATCTCTTAGAATATCAGACATTATAGAATACTCACCAACTAAAGATGCTTTCATACAGGCTATAGGTGCTCATAACGTTGCTACGCTAGAAGAAATGTCAGAGCTACACTTGTACGACTTTGGTATATTTATAGAACTTGCTCCAGACGAAGAAGAAAAAGCAATGCTAGAAAACAACATACAGCAAGCACTGCAGCAAGGAAATATAGATTTAGAAGACGCTATTGATCTTCGTGAAGTAAGAAACGTAAGCTTAGCTAATCAATTACTTAAAATAAGAAGAAAAGCAAAACAAGATAAAGATCAGGCTATACAAGAAAGAAATATTCAACTACAAAACCAATCTAACACTCAAGCCGCTCAAAACGCTGCACAGATAGAACTTCAAAAAAATCAAGCTGTGACTCAATCTAAAGCTCAGTTAATGAGTATTGAAGCTGAGCTTGACGCGCAAAAAATGATTCAAGAAGCTGAAATTAAAAAACAGCTAATGCAATTAGAGTTTCAAATGAACATGCAGCTAAAACAAGCTGACGTAGTTGGATTAAAAGGTAGAGAAAAAGAAAAAGAAGATCGTAAAGACGAAAGAACTAGAATACAAGCGTCTCAAGCTAGTGAGCTTATAGATCAAAGAAAATCAGGTGCACCACCTAAAAAGTTTGAATCTTCAGGTAATGATATACTTGGTGGATTTGATCTAGGTGGATTTGGACCTAGATAATTACTAATTTATATTTTATATTATGGAAGAAAACGAACAAAAAGACGACAACGTCGTTAAAGTAGATATGGAAAACATTAAACCACAGCAAGAGCAAGAGACTGTCACTAAAGTTGACTTTAGCAAACCTGTTGTGGCTGAAGAGCAAGCTAATGAAGAAAACTCAGTTGAAAATGACCGAGCTGACGAGGCAAGAGTGGATGGAAGCGATGAAGGTTCCGTTGCCGCTGAGAAACAAGAAGAAGTACAGGCGGAAACAGAAGCACAAGAACAACCAGCTTTAGAAGAAATTACTGAAGAAGACGAGGTTGTTGAAGACGTAGTTGAAGATGTAGTTGAAGAAACGATAGCTGAAGCTCAAGAAACTGGGCAACCGCTGCCAGAAAATATTCAGAAGCTGGTAGACTTTATGGAAGAGACTGGTGGAACGCTAGAGGATTACGTTAACTTAAATCAAGATTACTCTGAATTAGATAACGTAACAGCTCTAACAGAATACTATAAGAAAACAAAGCCGCATTTATCGGCTGATGAAATAAGCTTTTTAATAGAAGATTCGTTTAAATACGACGAGGAGTTAGATGACGAAAGAGATATTAAAAGAAAAAAACTAGCGCTAAAAGAGCAAGTTGCCAGCGCAAAGGCCTACTTAGACGGGCAAAAGTCTAAATATTACGATGAGATTAAAGCTGGTTCAAACCTTCCGCCAGAGGCGAAAAAGGCTATGGACTTTTTTAATCGATACAATAAGGAGAACGAGGAAGCTAGCAAGACAGCTGAAAAAGCTAAATCTACATTCTTACAAAAAACTAATCAAGTTTTTAACGACAAGTTCAAAGGTTTTGAATACAACGTCGGAGATAAGAAATATAGATTTAACGTGAACAATGCTGATGAGGTTAAGAGCACTCAAAGCGACATTAACAACTTTGTCAAAAAGTTTTTGAACGAAGATAATACGATGTCAGACGCTAAGGGTTATCATAAATCTCTATTCACAGCAATGAATCCAGACGCTGTTGCTAAACACTTTTACAATCAAGGTCGATCAGATGCTATCAAGGATAGTGTTGCAAAAAGTAAAAACATTAATATGGACCCAAGACAAAATCATGGTGAAGTAAATGTCGGCGGAGCAAAGTTTAAGGTGTTAAGTGGCGACTCTTCTAACTCTTTAAAAATTAAAATGAAACGAAAATAATTTATTAACCATTTAAAACAATAAAAAATGGCAGGATTTACTCCCGGACCTAATTTGAATAGTGTCCCGTCTGCA